ATATTTATTAATTCTCCTTTAAGTAATTAAAGAAAAAGGGTGGCTGGTTGCCAATAGTAATTATATATCGGTTTCCGAACAAATACCACCCTGATAAATTATTAATAATAAGTATTTATATGTTCACCAGACTAGGCAGGTAACTTAACATAAGCTACAACTGCTGCTTCTGGAGTAAATACTTTTTCACCAAAGATTTCTAAACCGTGGAACTCAGTACCGAATCTTTCGTGAGAACGGAAAGAATCTGGGGTTAGAACTTTGTTAGCACGTGTTACACAGTTAGAAGTACCAGCAACGATGATTAATGTACCTTCTGCTATTTCTGCAACTGTTACGTGTCTTTTTGCTTTAGGGTCTAAAGCTGGTTCTACGTTAACTTCCAAACCTAAAACTTTAGCTACGTTACCTGTAGCAACTTTATCATCTGCTGCAGTAGTTGAACGGTCAGTAAAGTATTTAGAAGTTAAGAATAGATTGTATGCTTTAGCAGGCATGAAGATAGCACCACTAGTCGCTTTACCTTCTTGAGGGTTAGAACCATAAGTGATTTGCCCATCTGCTGTAATACATCCTCTATCATAAAGTGCTGAGTGCATAGGAACTAAGATTTTTTCATATAGTTCATCAGCATTAGCCAATTGTACAGGAGCTGCTGGAGTACCCAAAGCTAAACCTTCGGTAACCTGTTGATTTCTGATTGCTGTATCTGTAACAATAGCTTGAGCAGTCAAGATATTGTGCATTTTTCTCATTTGTTGAGCAGCTAAATCCAAGTTACCTGATTCATAATTCCATTTACCTTCTGCTTTAGTAATATCAGAAAGAATGAAAGCATACTTAGCATATTTATCAATTTGCAAAGTGGTCTTAGTGAATGAAGCATCTGTAGCTACCAATCTAGCATCTTTTTGTTTTCCAACCTGTCCAACATTTTCAGCTACGTTAGAAGCTAATACATTGCCATTTAATTCACCGATTTCAACTGCGATTGATTCAGGAACTGGTTTAACAATAGAGACTGTATCACCGATTTTAAAGAAGTCACCTTCGAAATCTTTGTTTACTAATTTTGTAGAAATATCAGACATCGGCTGGTCTAATACTAACTGCATTTTGGTAGCCAAAGCCACTTCCATTGAAGGGTCTTGACCTACGTTTGGAATTGCCATAATCTTTTCTCCTTAAATTTATTTCAATATACAGGTATCTCGACCTACCACCAATAACCATGATTAATTCACTTACTGCCATAGCGGTTATACCGCCCTGTTGAGGCTATATACCTGACCTAGCCACTTACTAGGATTTATTCATAATAGTCTTCTTTAATATTGTCAATTATTCTTTTTATTAATAATTTTTCTGGGGTTTTTAACCCGTCTTTTGCATCTCTTAACATGTAAGCTAGAGCTTTATCTAAAATCTCTTGTATTCCTTCTGGTACTGGCACTCCGTAGGCATTGGCTACTGCGACTACAATCTTTCTCATAGCCTTAGCCTGTGCAGTATCGTCCTCCGTAATAACAAGTTCTTTAACTTCGGCTATTTCTTCTTTTATAGCGTTCTTAGTAGCTTTAAACACTTTTTTAAATCTCGCCATTATCGTGCCTGCCCTCTAGCTTTTCTCATAGCTTCGTTAATTAAGTCCATGTTTTCTTTATAGAATTTAGTTCTTTCTTTAAATGGTAGAGCATTGAGCTTAGCTAATACGTTATCGGTATTTACATCTGATGCTTTAGCCGCATTACCTTCAATACCTTCCATAAATTCTGAGATATCAGGTTTTGATTGTTCTTGTTGTTCTTCTACTGGTTCTTCTTTTTCTTCCGTAGGAGGTACATCTTCTTTTTTTGTTTCTTCCTCAGAATTTTGCACATATTCTTCTTTATTAGTTTCTTCTATCTCAACTTTTTCTTCCTTAACAGGAGCTACTTCAACTACATCAGGAGAATCCATTTTAGCTTGTGCTACTGATAATTTAACCTTAGCGGCTAAGTCTTCACCTAGGTCATTAATACCTACTTGGTTCATGATATTAATGAATGTAGCTGCCGCAATATTAGCTTGTTCTTCTGTCATTTTATATGCCTCAAACATTTTACCAGCTTTATTGAATAAAACATCTCTAGCTTTTTCTTCTACTTGAGCTGACAATTGAGTAGAAGCATCCTGAATAACTTCTTGGGCTTTAGTCAATAAGCCTTCCAAAATAGCAGCTTTTTCTGGAGATTCAGCTCTTAATTCATCTAAAGTCTTATCTTCTGGAATTTCATACTTCTTGATAGTTTTAATTAAGGCATCATGAACTTGATTAGTAGTATCATCCAATTGAGTTTCAGCTTGATGTTTCATAATAGCCAATTCTCTTAATTGTTCAGCTTCTTTATAAGTTTCGACTTGAGCAATTAATTCTTTTTCTCTTTCCGATGGCTCATCTGCAACATCTTCAACTTCTGCTTTATTATCACTATCATCCGTATCGTCAGCTGTAGGTTCGTCCGCTGGTTCTTGCTGTTCTGGCTGTTGCTCATCTTCGTCCTGCTTTTCTTCTTCTTGTTTTAGTTCCTCTGATACTTTTTCTTCTCGTTGTGGTTTTTTGGCATCATCAGCAGGTTCTTCCTGAACTCCCTCTTCTATCTCTGCTTCTTTGTTTTCTTCTTCTTTAACGTTTTCTTCCGTAGCTTCCACTTCTGGTTGTTCTACAACCTTTTCTTCTTTTTTTTCTTCTTCTGCTACATCGTTAGTTACATTAACCTCAATGCTTGGTTCTTGATTTTGTAAATCTTTTTCAAGTTTTTCATTGTTGTCGGCCATTTAATAATCTCCTATTTTAATTCATATTAGTATCAATATTATTGATGGTTTCGCCTATCGGCATATCAGCTATGCTATCTTGTATTGGTATATTGGTTTCTTCATTAGATACTTCTACTGTAGCTTCATCATCACCCTCTTCTGGAACTTGTGTTTCTCCGTTTGAGTTGATTAGCCGTAACAGATTATCTCCATCTGTTAACTGAGCTTTAGCCATTAAGTATCTTACGGCCAATACTGTTTGTTCAGGGTTCAAGTTAGAGAATATCATTTGAGCTATTGGTAAATTCAACATACTCATTAATCTCTGTAATTCCCCTTCTCTATCTGCTTTAGAAGCATTAGTTGAAATACTGATTTTTAATTTAGGGTCTTCATAAATAGGGTCTAATGCGTTATCATAAGCTAGTGCTAATTCTCTGTTGAACGCATAGAATGATACAAACAATGGTAGCATGAATCTGTAACTAAATACGTCAGTTTCTACTCGCATTCTAGCGTTAGCTTTTTGGAATAAGATTGCAGATTCTTCCGCTGTTCTTACTGAGCCTGTAGTATCACCAGATAAATAATTATTTAATCCCAATACGTTTTTATTCTGATTAAGAATTAATTCCATTAATTGTAACCCTGCTGGGTTGGTTGGAGGTGGCATCCAAAATTCTGGTTTCGCTCCGTCAGGACTATTATATTCAAGTTCTTTCTTGCGTCTAGCTTCTTTAGCTTGTTGCGATGTGAATGAACCCTTTGACCATAATAACCATGGGTCAGATGTATCTTCCAAATTCTTAATGAATAAGTCAGTAACTTTATTGATTAAATTATTTACTGGCATAGTACAAGCTAGAGGCGAAATACCTCTGTGAGTTTGTCTATCCATTTTATAGCAAGCATAGATAATTCTTTGTGTACTAACCGTATTATATCTAACATTTGCAATTCTGTTATCCACTATAACTGCATGAATGTTTGATAAGAGTTTATTATCATTGGTAATATAATCACCATCAAATATATAGACTTCAATTTGGTCTTTATCTGTTTTATTATAAGTAGTAGTAGAGTTGGTACCTTGCCAATTAAAGAATGTTTTACCGATACCATTTTTACCAGACTTATTAATAATATCTACTTTATCTTCATGACTTAATAATGGATAAGCATCAGAAGATAATAATGTTTTGCTATCAATGTACTGTCTTATAATTTTAGTACATCCGATAGGGTCCTTAGCATAGTCAATAGCATCTACGAAGAAGTCTAATGGGTCGATACGTTCTACTTCTAAATCCTGATAAGTAACTCCCTGTTTAATACTGAAAGACATTATTTTCTCTCCAGTTTCAGGGTCCTGCAGTGTTTCTTTAATTCTATAATTTTCGGAAGTTTCTTTTAGTTTAATATACGCTACACTCTCACCTTTAAAGCACCAATCGTCCAAAGTATCTCCAGATAGCTTTTCTAATAAGGACATACCCTTGAACTGTTCCGTCATAGCCTGTTTAACTTTAGGTGATTGTAATACAGAATAGCCATCTCTACCCGTAGCTTCTAGCAATGCAGAATAGCCACTTAAAGAACTTTCAATAATTGCAGCCTTATAAACTCTAAATGTTTCTGCTGCGTGAGGGAATCGTTCTACATCTGATTCAGTTCCACCAGCGTAACAGATACGATAAAGAATGTCATTAGTTTTAGACATCTGAGATGTTACGTCTAATTCATTTTTCTTCTGCAATACGAATGATTGAATCTCATCTTTATACTTATTGAGGTCATACCATTGCTGCTTAGTTGTGATTTTTTCACCAATAGACATTTAATCTATCCTCCGTAATAAATTCTTATTATTAATATTATTGCTATATTTTTATTATAACATACACTTATTTAAAATTCAAGTACATTGTAAATATTTGTTACAGTTATAACTTTTCTTGTTCTCCCGCTATAGCTCTCAAGCTGCTCAAGTAGTGCATCGGATAACTAATAGCATCTATAGGGTGAATTAAATAACGCTTATTATCGTCTTGTTGAATTTCCGAATCTGTAGGGAGTTTTAATCCACCATTCGCTAATTGGTTCACGCATTCTTCAAAATTATAGATTAACCATTTACAATTAGATTTAACTTTTAATCTCCTTACACCTTTAGCATTCCGTATAAATCCTCTAAGTACAGCTAATCTATCCTTAATTAATGGATTGGATTTCTGTACTCTTAATGTACAATCATAGCCTGCGTCTGCTAGGTGGGATAACATTACGGCATAATCTGAACCATTAGTCTTTCTATCTTTACCGTGGCTATCTCCCATTATTATCAGTTTTCTAGTTTTGTACATATCTAATATAGGTTGAATCTGTTGGCACATTTCTTTGGTAGTCACGTTATTTCTAATTAGTTCTTCTAATACATGCCAAGTTCCATCTATTTCCTGCATTAGATACCAACACATCGGATTGTAGTTAAAGTCGCAAGTTAGAATAAGCGGATAGTTAGGGTCGTATTCTAAATCGTCGAAGATATTATCTGTCGTAAAGTCAGGAAATGCTACAGTATTATCGTAATCTACATCCAAGCCGTCAATCATTTCTTTAACCTGTTCTGCTGAATACGCTTCTTCCAACATTTCAACGTATTCATCGCCTAGATATGGATTATCTCTAGTAGATGCACTAATAAATCTATAACTTTCCTTTTTAGTCTTAGGATTTACAAAGAACTTATTAATCCAACCTCGCTTACCTTGAGGGTTAGTGTGCATAAACAGGGACCTATGGAATCCTCTCCATTCTTCTCTCTTTGCTTGACGTAAACGAGTAAGTAATTTAATAAATACTATTTCCTCTAAGAATGATGCTTCTTCAAATTCAATCCAAGTAAATTCTTCTGACATGAATTGCTGCCAGTCGGATAACGTTTTAAAACGAATTACAGAACCATTCACGAAGTTAAGCGTTTGTCCTCTGTCTGACCACCAATAGTGCACACCTTCTTGGAGCCCTATGTTCTCCATATGCTCTATGTATTTTCTCTTCGTGGTATTATCCAATAAGTCTTGAGATTTAGCTCCTACTAGACCTCTACAACCATCCCATAATAGAGCGTATGTTAAACCTCGCAATGACCCGCTAAATGTCTTGCCTGCGCCCATCCCACCGTAATAGCAGGAAATATCATTGTATATTTTATTCGGATTATTTATTTTTTCTTTTGGTATACCAAATAGAAATTCATATTGCTTTTCAAGTAATGTGTACTCAGTCTTCTTGACTTTCATTAAAATTATCCAATCTTATTCTCAAATAGTACAGTAGGGTCAAATACGTCTATCTCGTCCAATTTAGATACTAGCTCTCTAACCTTTTTATTATCATCAAAAAAACATCCTTTAGTATAAGGAACTTGTGACATTAAAAATGTTATCTTATTAAATTTATCTACATCTGGATTGCTAGTAGCTAAGTGACAGAATGATACGTTATCTCTATTCTGCAATATGCTATTGACCATTTTTTCTGTCGCAGGTCTAAATTTTCTAGCGGTAATAAAATATACATCCGTATTGCTATTAACCAGCATATGTCTTAACTTCTGATTTACTTTATATATCTTGTAGATATACTGCAAATCCATTAGTATATTACTGAGTGTATTGCACTCAAATAATTTCCAAGTTATTGCCATTAATCTGGTCCAGAATCCGTAAATTAAAGTGTCATCAATGTCGCAAAAGATAACATCATAGTCATTAAGATTTCTCATTGTCTTTATTCTTTCCTTCTGATTGTAAATTGTCATCATTATCAATATCTAAAGTTAAACATCTTTCCAAAGAATCTATTATTTTGCATAATTCTTTGGCGAACCATTTAGTATAATTATATACGGCATTAGTATCTTCTTCCCAATGGTCTTCCCTTACGGTTATTTGGTCAGAGGCGAAGTCTGAGAAAGATTTTAAGTTCATAAGCGCTTCGATATCTAATTTATCTGCCGCAGCGCTCCATTTATTATATATCAATTCTAAATCTTTTCCGAAACCTAATTTTAGCAATGCGTCCCTGCTGTAGCATGTCCTTTCATCTTTTGCTTGTTCAGCAACGAATTTTATTGCAGCATCTCTTACATTAAAAGATACGCCTATAGAAGTTCCGTATTTACGATACTCATTATAGCACTTTTTACATGTTAGCAGATGTTCTAAAACGTAGTCGGTCATTATATATCCGAGAGAACCGTTAAAATAATTTTTTACGAACGTTTTCGTAAAGTTGCAATTTAGACGAGGGCTTACCTTTTGTATTTCATTTTGCTTTTCTTTATTATTGTTATTCTTTTCTTTTTCTTCTGACATGACTAATAGCCTCCAAGAAACTTTCTTGTGCGTTCCTTGTATCTTTCAGTATTGAATTTCTTTTGATGAAATTCGTCTTTATGTTTATAATAATTAGTTTTCTTTGCTAATTCCCAAGCTGCTTCGAATGAGAAAGTATAATACATTAATTTGCGTATCAACGCAGCATCATGGGCTGATTGGTCCACCGTAGAAGGTTCAGTATCTATTAACTCTATCAAGGTTGAATCTTTAAACCCACAGCCTCTTAACGTATACATATCTGTGACAGGTTTTCTATCGTATATATCTGCATAGATTTCAGTATCTTCTTTGATTTCGCGACCATTAAACAACTTAATGATAGTATCTTTATATGAAGAAGGATTTTTAGCCTCCTGAATTTGTTTAACTTTATCATATAACGTCTTGATAAAATCATCATGCGCTCCTACAAGTAAATTAGTTTCTAGAAAATCGAAAGTTGTAGTTACTATATGTCTTTTATTCGTATAGCACTCAAAAGATTTGCAACCTTCTAAGTCTTTAACAATAAATGTTTCTAAGTCTAATTTAGTTAAAATATAAACGTGGATGCCTTCTCCGCTTGAAGATACTTCCCATTCGTTGTCATTAAACTCTTTTAACAGTTCTTTAGTCTCAGGTTCTATGCTACCGTCTTCCATAAAGCAATCATCTAAATCTAAACAGATAAGTTTAACTCCATTGGCAATTTCTCCCAGAAGAATAGATGCTTTAGCACCTATAGATTCTGCTCTCTCCTTTGTATTAATGTAATTATCTTTTACGGCATCATAAATTCCTCCATAAGAGCCATTGTCTTTTAGGATTCGCTTTTCTTTCGAAATAGTAAATATTTTAAATGGGTATAGGTACATAGGGGGTGACCTCCAAATTAGTGCCGTAATCTTTAATTTCTTTAATTCAAAAATTCAAGGAAAGTGTATTTTAAAGAGTAGTGTCCGTTCCGTCTTTATCTCTAATTTTAAAGACAATTTCAAACTTAGTTTGTTCGTTGTCAATAGCTTTCAGCTTTCTTATCTCTCCCAAGATTCTTGCAGCTACTTCATATTTTTTCTCTTGCTGAGCATCTCTTAGGAGTTTGTTATAATAAAGCATTATAGTATTAGAGTCATCGTCGATTAGAGTAGCTTCCTCTAATTTAATCGCATCTTTTTTAGTCGCTTCAAATCGTGGGTCCTTTAAGATACGTTTATATAAGGCGTCCATTTCTTTTGAAGTTAATTTAGATGAGATAACTTTACGCAACTCAAGAATAGGGTCATCCCTGTATAGTTGAGCTAAAGCAACTTTTTCTAACATTTCTTCTGTGATTTTTAGTTCTTCTGCCATATTATAACGCAACCTTCTCTATTTTAATCTCTCCAAGATTCTTACATTTGTTTACATAGCGAGATAAGAATAATACTACTTCTGATTCGTTATTGCAAATTTGAACAGTTCTGCTGTATCCGAACGGTAATAGTTCTTTAATTAAGTAAATCATCTGATTCTTCCCCTTTGCAGCTCTTCATTACTATTAAAGCTCTGCTATCCAATAAGAAAGTTAGTGTATCGTATAGAGATATTCTTTCAGCTTCCGATAAATTATCTTTAGCTAATAATTTCTGTAAATCTTTTATCTGTTGATTTAGCAGCTTTAAATCCATCATTCTAGAACTACTCCATTATCTATTTGGACAGCTTTAGCTTGATATAATTTTCCTTTTCTGAATTTGATGTGTGCAAAACCTTGTTCCCAGTCTGCATTGACCATATATTCAGGATTTAAATCACACAGACATCCAGTTTCTAACCATATAAAACGTCTACCAGATTTACGAGTTGAGAATCGTGCAAGCCTGTGAGTGTGTCCCGTTGCTCCAGATAGATAGTGTGCTTCCAACTCTTTAATCGCGGATAGACCCGATTTATTCCCCAATCTTGTACCATGTTTAAAAACAAAGGTATCATTAACTGTAAGACTTGCACAACCTTTAACGCACATATCTTCTCGGTCAACTTTAATTATTTCGAATACATTATCAACTAAACAAGCTACTTGAGGAGCATTATCTAACACGTATTTCTCTAATCTTGTTTCGTGGTTTCCTATAACATAATAGATATCCGAATTAGGAACTACTTTCCTAATATTCTTTAAAAACTCTCTGCACATTTCGATTTCTTCTGCTGGGTTTTTACCTGCAGGGTCCTTGCTGAATCTTGAAAGTTTATAGAAGTCTAATACATCACCATTAAGAATGACTACTTTAGGCTGTTTTTCTTCGACGTATCTAATGAAAGCTTCAATAGCTTTATCATCTTGATATGGAAAGTGTACGTCGGATGCCACAATAACATCAGCATTAGTCAAGTTAACTTCAATATCTGTAATTCTATTATCTTTCTTCATGCTGTTCAGACTCCCTTTTAAATTCCTTTTCGATAAAATCAAATAGCATCATGTCATATTCTTTGGTATCTCTTGCCTTTTTAATCTTTGTTCGTTTTGTTATTTTTGTTGTTGATTTTGTTGTTTCCATTGTATATATATCCTCCATGTTTTATCTCTAGTATAATTTATTAATCTGAATATATATAAGCCTACGACTGTTAATCCAAGTAGCATTAGTAAGCTTGCTATAATTTCGCTCATAGTAAAGAATATTATTTGACATATTAGGAAAGTTATTAATCCTACTATGCAATTTTTTAAAGTTTCTAATTTCATTATCTGCTATATATCTCCGTTACTTTTTCATTCCAATATCTAAAGTGTCCTAAAATATTATTGAGTGTTGTTGAATCGTCTAAACCGTATTTATAATCTATTACGTTTTCTTTTCTAATTGGTGATATTAATAATAGATTTTTCAAACATTCATCTATAGTGGTTTGCTTATCTTTGTAGATTTCAATTACTGAATCGACATTCCAACCGTACATATCTAGTAACTTTTCTGCTGTCTTTTCTCCGACTTTAGGTACACCTGCAATATTGTCTTCTTTATCTCCGACTAGTAATTGTATTAGTTGTTTTTTCTTATGGTCGGTTTCACGCTCTATCTGCTCGTTAATATTAATCTTACAATGTTGCGGATGGTAATATCGAAGGTCTTTATCATCTGAAAATACTATACACTTACCTAAATTATCTGCCATCATTATAATGACATCATCTGCTTCTAGATTAGGTACGACTACTAAATCATCATAAGTCAGTTTAACATATTCTCTAAATGCACCTAAGTCATCATTGCGTTTTCTTTTTGATTTATAAGAAGGATAGACATCTTTCTTATAAGTATGTCCAGAAATAACCTTTATTAGCTCTCCGCTACCGAAGGCGTCTTCTAACTTTTCTAATGCTGCTTGAGTTAATTCATCTAGGACTTTAACCATTTCTTCAAAGTCGCCTTCTCCTCTAGCGATAGACGCATAGAAAGCTTTGCATATATATCCGTCAAAATCAAGTAACCCTATCATGTTATTCTTCCAATACCTCGACTTCGTGTACTAAAAAATCTTCTAAGTCTAACGATTTAGACTCTGCCCAAGAGATGATTTGCTCATCAGATTCAAATACTAGAACATCTCCATTATCATTGGTTAGAAACTCATCTGGGCATAATGTTGTTGTAATGCAGTAGACGTATCCTTCTGTTGGTTTCATTCTGCGTCCTCCATATAAATAGTATAATAGATGCAACGAAATATTGCTAGTCTTTATAATCTAATATTTTACAATTCTTTACATCTTTATCTGGATTAGATTCTAGAAATTTCTTGCATCCAGCTTGCAGTAAAGAGTTCACGTATTTCTTCATTCTTCTGGCAACTATACTTCCTTTTTGATTGATAACAGCATTAGCTTCATCTCTAGTAACTGGGAATTTAAAATAAATAAAGCCAACTTCTATTTTTTCTTCTTTTATTTGTAAGTCTTCTTCTTTAACGTTATTCTCTTTCTTTAATGATTTTTTTTTAACCATTTAATAATTCCTCCTGTATATTAGGGTTGTATTTTAAAAGTATCTTTTGTAACTTTTCAATAATAGCCCTTTTCTTTTGCTGTATAAAACTGTAAGATGTATTGTATTTTATACTTAGAGATTTCGTAGTTTCTTCTCCTTCGCCTAGTATTAGATACTTTAAGATATTTTTATCTCTTTCAGCCCAAATTCTAGTTTTCTTGTAGATATATCTATTTAACTTATCCATATCTAAAACTCTATCTGTATTATCATTATAGTCCTTGTAAGTAGTTAAAAATGCCTCATTCAATGGCTCGTATGCACAATTTAAAACAGATGAAATATTTTTTAATCTGCACTCTGGAATGTGTAAACGGTTAGCTATCTCTTTATCTGAGTAGTTGTATAATCTTGACATTTTTGCAAAAGACGTAGCATTCTCTATCAAATAGATAGGTATTCTTATTAGATTAAAATTGTTTTTTATATACCTTATAGTATCAAAGTAAGCAGACGTACATAAATAATTAGGAATATTACTGCCTTTATTTTTATTGTAAGATTTAAGTCTAGCGACTGACATCTCTAATACTGTTTGAACTATATCATCATAGTCATAATTCCTTGCAAACGTAGGCAAGTTCCTTTTAACCTTGTTAGCTATAGCATTAAATAATGCCATGTTCTGTCTAATGTATCTATCAATTTCTTCATTATTCATTAACTAAATAATTCTCCGTCAAATTCTTCTTTATGTTCCATTAAATATAATTCTAATACAGCTAGACAATTCCAAGCCATGTGAGTTAAGTGCAATAAATCAGTTTCCGAATCTCTTATCTCTCCTGCTAGGAATTTTAGATAATGCCTCATTAGACTATCCTGATATCGTGTATATGCACCTTCAACCAGCTTCCAATTATCTGGCTTTGGATACTTATGAGTACCAAACTCTATACACTTACCTATTCCAAGTAATGCACGGGGAAATACACAGCATAAAGTACCTACCATTGATTTGCCCGTATCGTATTTTTTACCTTTTCCGTCATCTGTTAAATCATATTTATCTCCGTTCTTGTCTTGCATTAGTCGCACCTGCTTTCTTTTATAGTCTGAGATACTTTAATAATATCTTTTAAATCAGTTGTTTTAAATTGTGTTAATTGATTATCCTTATAGTAGAAGGCTACTGTATACTCTTTGATTGTCGGAGTTATACTAACCTTGATTAAAAATTCTCTCCATAGATATAGCAATTCCTGCATTAATTTTAGTCCTATAGGTAAATCTAAGGACTTAATCAGGAATATTGCTAACGTTATCTTTTTCGGTAAATTCTTAAACATAAACTTTCCTTATCTTTAACTATTATTATTTTTTCTTTCTCCTGCGGTATAGTTTTTATCTTCTAGTACTAGACATAATCTTGCATCTAGCCTATATTTATATGTAATATTTTTTCTGTTGCCATACCTATTTTTAAATAGCGTAGCTAAAATTTTTCTACTTCCGCCCTCTTCTAATTCCATTAAGGTAAGTCCTACATCTGCGTCTTCTTCAATAGAACCTGAGCCTTTACCTCTGATTCTATTACCGTCAACAGAACCGCTATATTTAGCATTGTCATTAGATTGTCTAGACGCTTGAGAACACATTATGAATTTCTTTCCAGTTCGTCTGGCATATGTTTGTAGTTCTCTAGCAGCGTTAGTAATGTTTTCATATTCGGTTCCTGTTCCTCTTATACGCTGAATATAATCGACAATGATATATTCAAATTCTGGAAAGCAATCGAACATGTGTATTAAATCTTCTACGGTAGCTCCGCCAGTTTCGCATATATCTATCTGATGAAGATAATTGTATTGCTCTTGCTCGATAACGGAATCCATAATGTAGTTTGCACTATCTCGCTTGTTTGTGTATAATTCTCTAAGTTCCTTCATTGAAATACCCGTGAGGGTTCTCAATTGTCGTTCCATTAATAATCCAGCGCCCATTTCGCACGAACATATTAAAACCCTTTTCTCTTGCTTAGCGAGATTGGTAGCTATAGTTAAACCCCACAAGCTTTTGCCCACATTTGGACTTGCAATAATGAAGGTAACAGAACCTTTGCGGATAGTTTCTACGCAATCATCAAATATTTCAATGCCATAGGTAGTATCACCTTGAGCTATGCGTTCTTCAAAGTCTTGACGTATTTCTTCTATACCGTCAAGTAACGGTATTGGTTTATATTCTCTTTTATTTATGTAATCGTTATTATTGTTATTATTCATATTCTACATCTTGAAGTTCTGGGAATTTCATTATTAATAATTGTACATCCATTGCTGTTACTCTTATTTCTTTTGGTATATGTTTGATATATTCTCTAGCAGTGTTTATATCTTCAATAGTATAAGGATTAATATTTAGCTTAGGTCTTTCACTACAGATATATTGCTTACACTTTTCATATACCCAACCGTCCTCTATTAGAAGGTTATTATGAGTTCTGCTATTGTAATCTCTAAGTTTCTGTTTATATTTACAAGAAGTTTCTTGGTTGTTTTCTAAGAATATAATGTAGTTCGTGAGTTCGTTAAATGCTTTCTTAACATACGAATCTCCGAACTTTGTCCTGATAGCCTTATACTGATATTCAGTTAACCTAACCTTCCCGTTCTCATTCAGCTCTCCGTCTTTATTATATAATTTTGTCCTAGCTCTTTTATTATAGCGCACACCAAGTTCAGAGTAAAGTTTCTTTGCTTGAAGTGGAGAAAGATTCATTACTAAATCAATTAATAAATCATATATATCTAAGCCGTGATTAATTTTCTCAGCCATTATATAACCTCCTCAAATATATTCAGGAGTAGGTCCACCCTGTGTCTGTATTGTTTATTGAAGTTTATTCTGTACGGAGCTGTTATAATTAAATAATTATTTCCTACGATTAAATTCCTTCTCAAGTCATCTTCCATTTCTGTAGGGACATATACTCTGACAGTTGAGCTACCTCCAAAGTATTCGGTTGCCGTGTACACTAATAACTTCAAAATCATAGCTTCCGAAACAAATTCGTAATCCAAGAGTTTGCCAAAGTATTGACATCTAGATAAATATTTAAGGTTAGAATTTGAATTATCTTCACCCTTACTATATTTAATCATTATTACTGCCTTGCTCCTGTTTCTTTGAAAGTTTCTTTGCTAAGTACTTTTTAATGTTATTAGGGCATTGTTGCTTATTCGTTAGAAGTAACCTATCTAAACGATATAACGCTTTATCAACTTCTTGTTTCCCAAATTGAAAGACAAGTTCTTCATAATCTTCCTGTAATAACTCAAACTTAAAAAATACATTTCGTTTTGGTAATCCTAATTCTTTTCTGACTGTAGATAATTGAAGTATAAATCTAGATAATAATAAATTATTAGTACGAATCAGTATATTTATCTTTCTTAGTTCTGACTCGATTTCTTCTAGTCTTTTCTCCATTGGATAACTCCATTTTCCTTAGTTCATTATAGTTATCTATAATTTGTTTTGCTATTTTAATTATTGATTTATTGCTTTTCATGATATTAATGTTCCTTTTTAAATTAAAGAAAAGGGTAGGTGAAAGGATTAGCCCTACCCAAATAAATATATTTAGAAGTTTATTTGGAGCGGTTAATTACGATAGTTGAGGTCCAACCGCCCAAGTAGTCTTTTACATCTGGAAGTATATCACTAAACTCTGCAACTAATTCGTCATATGCTTTCCTGAATAAAGCTGCTGATACTGGTTCTTTACCGCTCGTAGATTTACTTTTAGATGATGTTGTTACTTTTGATGTATTTTTGTAAGCCGTAGTTGCAGACTTAGTAGCTCCATTTTTACATGACGGGCATGTAACTCTTTCAGGATATTTTTCTGCAAACGCTTTCCATTTTTCGTCTAATTCGAAAGTTTCTTTACATTTAGAACATTGTACTGTAATTTTACCCATTGTTTATATTCCTCCATTAACTAGATATTCCTATAATAAAGATTACTACATATAAATAAAGCGCAATATAGCCTGCTCTTTCATCTTCGTTCATATTAAAGTTCCTTTATTATTATTTTAAACTATTATTAAAAATTTTGCAAGTATTTTGTAAACAAATTGTTACATACGTGCTAACCAGTTATCACAAAGTAAACCACGCTATATGTATTCCTATTGCTATATATAATACCATACCTATTGCTATCATTAAAGCAAGTATCATGATATCAAATAAATCTTTATTTTGCATGGGGTGTATCTCCTTTTTTATTACATTAACGTCGTTCAAACCAGTTCAAAAATACCTGACAAGCGATTTTAAAAGAGTAGTGTCCAAATAAGAACACAAACTATTCAATCACTATATTATCTATTCCTAATGCATAATCATTGATAATCTTAGGATTAAGTAATCTTAATTCATCCCTTGTGGCATAAATGTATTCGTTATCATTTACATCTTTTTCTTCTACGACATCTACTATTTCAATTCTTTTTTTGCTTGTAACTTTTAATTTGTAAAACATTATTATTACTCCTCAATAGTTTTAACTTTTCTGAATAAGTCTGCTGGTGATGGACACGGCATATCTATAATTCCCGTTACTTTATTAGCATATTGACTACAAATAAGCCCTTTGCTTTCTCCGTTACTTCCGTCCTTCAAAACGAAATCAAGTATGATATCTTTGCCATAAGGATAATGCACATACTTTTCTAGTTCTCTTCTATTAATTTTGCATGGAAAGAATAAGTATTCTGTATCTTTATCTTTCTCAATCCTGTAGAAATCTTTTAATAAGTATCTTCTAACTCCTGCAGGTATTCTTTTATTACCGAGCTTTTCATCTTGACTTGTGCTCTCATATAAGAAAGTTCCGTCAACTATTAATGCTACGTGTGACGGTACTATTTCATCTATATTGCGCCTAGTCTTAGCTTGGATAATCTTACTAATGAAAGACTTACCAATACAGAATAATATTCCAGTATCTTTCTTATTAATTAATCTCTTTAATTCTGCAATTGTTAATGCGTCCATATTAGTTAAATCCTTTTTCTATTTCGTCTAATAACATTTCAGTTTCATTACGCTTTCGCTTTAGATAATTAATCTGTGTTGCTACACTGCCACGAGTAGCATTAGCTTCTGGGATTAAGTCATTGATAAATACAGCTATCATTGTATTAGAAAACTTCATAGGTAATAATATCTTAATGATGTTATGCTGTGTTACCTCTATATTATCCCTCTCAAGTTTAGAACATAAATTATATAAAGCTTTAGCATATAGCTCTTCACTTATCATCTTATCTGATATTACCTTGCGCTTACTTAATGCTGCCATTTATTGTACCTCGTTCACTAGTTTAACTAAATCTACGCACGGACATGATGTCTTAAATAAATCTCTATGATTAACCATTTTATAAATATTTTTATAAGTTTTCTTGACTAGTGCGTAAACATCTTTAATCGCTCTTAATTGTTCAGTTGTTGGTACTTCTTTTCTGAAATCACCTTCAAGACATACACCTATTGAGCATGAGTTATTCCCTTTACAATGAGAACCTACATAAGCAATAGGTCTTCCTTCGTATACTGTACCATCTTTCCTAATATAGAAATGATACCCAATACCTGCCCAACCATTCTTTAAATGTTGAGTATGGATAGACTCAACAGTTCCATTGCCAGCCCTATGGTGTAATACGACTAGTAATACCTTATTCGGCACTAACTTTTGTAGTTTACTCATATTAAATTGTAGATTACTCTTAACTAATTTCATTATAACTATTTACCTCCTCAGTTGTATTACTATTATCGCTATTTGTATTATAATTTGTTTGTAGTTGTTTAATGTTATCTATATAGTTATTCAATAGATATAAAAAGAATTTAATATGTTCTTCCGATTTAAATTCTAATTGTCTATGTTTCATAAAGCCGTCAATACAATAAGGTTCATGATTATACTCAACATAATGATTATATTTACTTCCCCATTTTATTTCTGTGATATCCTTATAGTCGAACGTATCTAGTATAGTTTCGAATGGTTGAACATTAGCAGCTTCGTATGCAAATTCTGCGTGGTTATTAGTACAGTTTAATTCGAACTCCAAAGGTTTTATTTTTGTTTTCATATGCCTCCTTCTGTTTTGTTTATAATTTATCGTCACCATATATTATCTTATTCATAACAAATACCGTATATAAAAAGCTAACTAATAATAATATAGTAGCAGACATTATTAATTTTCCTCCTCTAAAATATCTAGTACTGCTTTTAGTACTTCATTTGTAGCTACTGTCATAAATATGTCAACAAGTTCCTCAGGGTCGTAGCTTGGCTTGTGCATGTATTCTATTATCTTTAAGTTTAATTCTAGTCTATCCATTAATTATTCTCCTGATATTATATAATCTATATATTCATTATACAATTTATCTACTAATAAATCTATCTTACGATTATATTTCCTGATTAATTCATAATCATTTGTTTGACATTTAGCTTTCTGCAGTGCCTGTATCTCATCCACAATAGAGTAATTTATTGCTTTGTTCAGCCACATAACTATTCATCCTCCAATAAATCTTTAAGTCCTTTAAGTTGTATAATAATAGTATTAGCAATACTATCATTAGGTTCTTCGCCATTAATTAGATTAATCATATCTCTAACACCTTGAAGGTAGCTAGTTAATTTATTATATGGTAGAGTGTAAATCATTTTCTCTATCTTAGTTAGTGATTGTGTTATAGTTTCTATTGGTTACTTATCCTCATCTTCATAAATAAATTACATACTATGTATTGATGTGCAAATACATTCATTGTTAAAAGCGTACTCAAATTCTTCTAAATCGTAATAAAAATATTCTTCCGTTTCGTGATTATAAACTTTAACTATTATTAATATACCTACTCACTTGACATAATTTGGTCTAAGTTATCTACAATTCTATTGATAGTTATTAAGTCGCCTGTTACATTCGCTATATCATATAGTAAAGTTATTAATCTAGCATAACCTTTATGTCCTGCTTTCGTACCTGTTTCTGGCAGGTCATCTACCCATTTAATATTCTTTCTGAATACTTTCTTGCTCTTAGGTACAAACTTATATTCATGTAATAAGTCCTCTAAGTTAGTTATCTTTCTCATTAATCCTCCAGTAAATACTCTTTAAATACGTCATAAATATCGTCTAAGTTTATAATTTTATTGTCGACTTTTAAATAACAATAATCTAGATATTCTTCATTTGAGTACGGGGTAAAGTAATCATCATCATTCAAAGCAAATTTAATAAATTTTAACTCCTGTTTATTCATTAGTCCTCCACGTTACTAACTTCATCAACCTCTGAAAGAAAACGTACGCACCAGTTAAATGTCCTTCGTCATACTTTTTTTATCATATATTTTCTTGCTAAAGATATCAAATATATAACCTTCATCACTACTCCTAATGTTTAGTACGATTTCATTATTTATTATAATATCTTTTGTATCATAAGTATTTAAATCTATTTTTATTTTAATCTCCTTTTGTTTAAAGAAAAAGGGTAGGTATTTATAATAGAAACAATTATGATATTAAATGTTAACCTACCCAAAGAATAAAAAAGAGGTGAGTATGTATGAGGTCTTAATTTATTGTAGATGTTTTATGAAATCTATCTTCATCAATTATTTTGCGCACAGCTTTTCCCACTAATCGTTTATATAAATTCCTGATATCTTCCCTATGTTTCATTGTACATCCAAAGTCTAGTACTTTACCGTATTCTTTAACTGGTTTAGTATCAACGCCCAAATCTACAAGTCTTAAATATAAATCATAGTCATATATATCTAGATTACCATACTGATATATATTGTAGTCTATTTTATCATATCCGAAATTTTCAAAGTAGCGTTTAATATCTTCCATACACATTGTGTCTGTAATATATTTAGCCATTCCGTCAATAACTTTTTTATTATTTATTCTCATTATTTTATCCTTTCATATATTGCATTACCATTTGAGAAAACTCCTACGCATATAATGCGGTCGAAGTCTAGTTTAGTCTTAAACTTAGGCAGTAGTCTCTTATTAATTCTCTTTACTTCTGCTTTATATTTTCTTATAGCTTTACTTCTGCACATCCCGAAGTAATATTTACAAGCGTCATTATCCATGTCTTCAACATTATTGTAATAATCCCAATCCGACTGGTCTACAAAAGTTTGTATTCCGTTGTAATAACCGCAACCAATTTTAATTTTATAAAAGATTAATTCTTTATTTATTCTATCCGCTAATCGTTCGGCGTCTCGATACATATCATAATAAAATATTTCTGTATCGAAATCCTCATCAAACATTTCTCCAGTTGCTATTATGAAATTCTCAATTTCTTCCTGTGTCGGTCTTTTATATTCAATAGTGTATAAATCAAAATCACTTTGTATTATGTAGTTACAAGTTCCCATTAATTACACCTCCAAAAATTCTTTCAACTCAGTTGCCAAATCCATTAGCACGAATGTTTGTTCGGTTGCAGGGTCCGATTGCATATCATCTATTGCTTCAAAGAAATCTTTATACTCTTCGTCGTCAAATAAATCATATCTACATACATCTATACCGCTTAAATCGTTATATACCGCTGAATTATAAAATAATATTTCATTAGTTATTAAATAATCAAATTTACTTCTTGTACCTTCTTCGTCAGATATTACTAATAAATAACCGTATCTATAATATGCCATATTTCGTCACCTCTTTATCTTTCTTATATTATACATAATTAATTGTTGTTTCAATCCGTTCAACCGCAATACACTCTTGGTTGAGTTTGAGTTTTAAGTCGTCAACCGCGTCCGATACTGATCTCATTTTGTAATCAAACAATATTACTTTGATTGTATTCTCGCATACTACAGTTCCGTCATCATGTTTATACATGCCTTGACACTCCTGTAATGTAAAGCCATAAGGAAAATGTTTAAATAATATTGCTGAGATCTCAGCTTTAGCGTCTAAGTTTGTAAGCTCTTGTTGTTTTGTGTCTTTATCATTTAATCCTATGTATAAATTTACTGTTGTCATGTATTGTGTCTCCTTATTCTTCAAACTCTAACTCGTTTATTACTAGCATTTGTTCTTCATCGATTGACTCTAAATGTAAGTTACCATTTGGAACTTGTTTTACTGCTAACATAACTTGTATTGATATTACAATTATAAGTCCAATTATCGTTAAATGCTTACAAGTTTTTTGTTGTGCATATAAATACTCTAATTTTTTGTTAATATCTTTCATTTGTCTATCCCCCTACTTACTATCGTTATAATATTATCACACGTTTTTGAGGTCATGTAGTTATATGTATGTAACATTATAAAGATAGTGCGTTTCGTATTCTCATATCATACTCAACGCAACATTAATTAATTCAACCGTATTCAACATGTAGACCTTTTCATGTCGGGCTGGCATGCTACCTCATCCGTTCAAGTACCTAACTACTGGTAATCCTGCGCCATATATTTTTTATACGTCCTAAAGCGGACTATATCTTAACTTAGTCTTATGGTTGACTAACATATTTAATTGTATTCACTTTGATTTGCTTATACTTTTATTATACTATACTTTTATTATTTTGTCAAGTGCTTTGTAAAAGTTTTGTAACAATTACTTATATCTAATTCATGTATTCATATCTCGTTATTATAGCTTTAATCTTTATGTTTTTTGAGTTGGTAAACTTCCAACCTATAATATTACTAAACTGATATATCACACGTTTTGTCGGTGTAAGTAATTATTGTATTATCTTTACTAACGCTATCTATAATAATATATATATAGATAATTAAGTATATTCAATTGTCAAAGTTCTTTGCTTTTTGTATCCGTCCTGTCGGACTGTTCACTCGTCCTTTTGGACTTTGTTTATTTATCTTATATTCTTATTATAAAACATTTTAATTTAATTGTCAAGTATTTTGAAATATATTCTTTACAATTATTAACAATTAATATAATAATAAAATACATATAATAAATACAATAATGAATTGATTGACTACTTTAAAATAAAATCAACCATATAATTATATTGTTTTTATATATCTTAATAATTGCACTTAATAAAATTTACATTATTATATATCTAACTTTTGTATTAATAGTCCATTAGGACGTATTAATAGTTTGTTAGGACGTACTTTAAGAATAAAATTGAAAGCTTGTTTTAATTAACTTGTATATTCATGGGGGGTATGGCGTCGATAAGCCCCCCCTCAATTTCTCCGCCCTTTATTGGGTTTATACACTCATACACGAGATGGGTATATGACAAATGAAGGTGAATCGTTAAATACATAAATAACGTATAAACTATAAATATATACATATAATACATATATATAGTCCGAAAATACATATTACTGGACTGAATGACCCTCAAAAACGTGCAATACCCTTCCCTGAGCGCAATTGGCGCGAGGGCGGGGCGGAACACCTCATTCATGCGGAGCATATCCTTCTTGTAGATTTCTATCCTTCCTTTATTGCACAATTCCAATCATATCTATATTGTACATATTATATAATAATGACTTCAAAAAAACGTGTGATATCTCTAATAAAGAAATTATATGATTATATAATAAGAGTACATAGAATATCTACGATACGAATATATACGGTAGGATATATGAGTTTAATTATACATATTAATTATTATAATATATTAATTATTACAGGGACATTTTGTCCCTAGAAAATGGTCAATTACTGGGGACATTTTGTCCCTAGTCCGAAAAGTTAATGTACGTCTTGCGGACTATAACTATGTTTTTTATACCAATTCTTACTACTATACAGTGCGCGCAGCTTGCACATGCCCTGTTCAACAAGATTCCTCACACTCTCATCAGTCCTTGCGCCAAGCTCGGTATATAAAGCTACAAGGACCCATCTAAGTTTACCGTTATAAGTAACTACACTCTTATGAATCAATCCTCGCTCGGCTAACTCAGCTACATCTCTTTTAACGGTTTTGGAACCGCATCTCAATACTACACCTATATACTCACTGTTCCAAACTAAATATCCTTTTTGAAGTATTATCTTATATAGCATGGCTTGGCGTAGATTCAAACCAAGGTCGTCCAATATCCAGAACTCAACCTTCGGCAAATATAATTCGCTATTCTTATTTTTAATCTCGTATTCGCTCATATATATAATACATCCAGAAAACGTGCAATACTCTAAAAAGGAATCCAGTCTATCATTAGCTCTCGACCTTTGACAATCATCATTATCTCTCTAGTCTTAATTAATTCGTCTACTGATTGCTTTATATAATCTCCGTTTGGAAGGTCAAGCATCCATGCCAATTCTTCATAAGTTCTGATACACAGAGTACCTATAGCCTCCCAAACTTCTTTAATTCCTTTACGAACTTTATTAAGCTGTCTTTTGCTTAGTCTTTCGCTCATTTAACTGTACCTTTACTATCTTTAAATTTACTTCTCTATCCATTTCTCTGAACTCTCTATGAGATATATCTAGATGCCATCTATCAATGCCATGCTTCTGTTCTAAGAAATACCATGTAATACTGTTCTTAACAGGATTAAAGAACTCATCTTCGAAGATGCCAGAATGGCTCATAGACCTTTTAGCTTCATCTTCACTATCGAAGAGTCTAGTACGTTTACCTAATTCATCTAAGCTATTTTCTCTTGTTACATATAAATTAGTATTAGTTTCTATTATAGCGTATAAAATCATGTTATTTGCCTCTATTTTGAACGTTTTTATGTGTTTATGAGTAAGTATATTAGCCTATGTATAAAAGCCTCTAGAAATGGCGCAGAACCGCCTTAAATTTAATGTTTATGATTATTCTTCCTCTTCATCGTCGTCTTCTAGATAATCTGCACCGAACCCTACAGAACAACCAGTACCACCAGCTAATTCTCTTGAGGCTTCCTCTTCTGCAGAATGCTCTTCTATAAATTCTGATATAGATTGAAACTCATCCATACTCAAAATTACATAGTTTTTCTTGAAGTAGATAACCCCAAAGATAACTAGTATAATAGTATTAATCAATGTCAATAAAGTTGAAATGCTAATCATGTTTGGAATCACTCTCCTTTGTTATTATATTAACTATGATATAAATTGTCTTCCTGTTAAGGGAGGTAATTTACTTAAAGCTAAAGAAATTACCAAAGACTTGTTTTACATATAAATATTCGATTGTTTAAGAAGTAACTTTCTCATACGTTACTGTTGCAGTTATAGTACCTAAGAATGGTTTTATATCAACTGATATTTTATTGTTTGGAATTTGTTTAGCTTCTGCATTGGCTAATACTACTAATCCTCTAGTACTTGATAATATAGCTGTTTTTATGGCATCGTACCATTGTCTAAAACCAGTATCAGGAGCAGTATTGCCAGTTTCGGCTAGTATTTGTGAAATTAATGTTTTGAATTGAGAAAGTTCTATTAACTGTTGTTCTATACTTTCACTCATTAGATTATTTCTCCTTCACTATTCTATACTATTAAGAACCGATTGTAGCTGGGAATGTTTGGAATATATTACCTAAATCTAATGTAAATTGATAAGATTCGGCTGGAGCTAACGTTATATTTTGGTCGAATTTAGTGAGTATAAGATTATAAGTATTAGGACTAGAATTATTATCAGATACAACTAATAAGACTCCATTAATCATTTCATTTGTTTCACTAGTATTTGTATGCGTAGTAACTAATTTTAAACCAGTTGTTAGACTAGTAGAATCATCTATTATTTTAAATGCTCTTTTACTAGTTATAGCAAATCTAGTTTCATAAGGAGTGCCATAAATCTCACCTTCTGTCATTGCTGACAACTGTTTAGAATAATATACTGGAGCTAGGGTATAGTAATCCAGAATTCTATTGACGTTAGCACCTTTAAGCGTAGTAAACATATTAAGCGAATTATTAGTCACAGGAGACACCCTATTTAATTGCGTATTCATTAAGGAAGTAGTTATGTAATACTCATATGGTGAACCAAAATTTCCACCATCACAAATCATACTATAAAGATTCTTGGTCATAATTTGTTCTGTCATGATATTATATCCTCCCATTATTGTAATTATTATTGTTCAAGCTGTCTAGCTAATACTGCGTATAATTTACCAGATTTAGCTTTTTTAATTTCCACATTAATAAATCCCTGTTCATTAATAGGATTTTCCATTACTGCTTCGACATTAATACCGACCTTAATAATGTCGCCAAATTTAGTTTCCTGTACTTTTACAGTAAGACCTTTAGCAAAGTCTTGTTCATG